ATGTCTTATTCATTAAACGTCAAAGGTAAGGAAAACCCGAAAGACAAGCAACTTGTCAAGTTAGAAATGGTATTTTTTCAAAGCGGATACGCTCGTGTGTCTAAAGTCTTGGACGTAACTGGTGCGATGAAAGATTGGGATAATGAAACCCAGACCTTCAAATCCAAAGGCACTGAAGCAGCTGCAAAGAACAAGCTACTTCTTGACATCAAGATGCAGTATCTTAAAGTTGTCGAAGAGTGGGAAGCAACCAATCAATCCTGGTCGCCCGTTCAATGGTCGCACAGCCTTGATAATGTAAAAGCTATCAAGCGAGATGAATCTAAAGTAATAACTGTCGATAAATGGATACAAGACTATATCGAAGCGTGCCGGAAGACTGAAAGGGTTAAGAACGGGAACATACTTACTTGTTCCCAAAATGCCAAGCACTTGCATTATTTCAGACTGCAATTAGAACGCTTTACTATGGAACAGTACGGGAAGAGTTTTTCCACATATTTCTTTCAAGATATTACAGAGCAGTTTGTGAAAGACTATGTTGCTTATTTAGAGAAGGAAGGTATAAAGAAAGGCAATAAAAGTGGGCTGTGCACTAAGTTAAGAATGTTACGCGGCGTATGTTCCAATGCGAGAAAAGTGGATGTACCGGGAGCTAAAATCTCTCAATTCTCTTGTGTTAAGGAAAAGATGGTTTGGGATAACGTTATCCCGAAAACAATTCCATTCTCTGTTTTCCAGCAAATAGAGAACATTGACCGTGATTACTTTACTGAAGAAGAACAATTCTACTTGGATTTATATCTCTTCAGCTTTTATGCAGGTGGCATGGGAGACAAGGATGTATGTTACCTCACATGGGAATGTATTGCTGACGATATGCTTATTTATGAACGTATGAAAACCCGGAAACAAGCAAAAATGGTACTGACGGACAAGGCGCTCAATATTATCAATAAATATAAGGCTAAGAGCTACGGTAACTTTGTTTTTCCAGTCTTTCAAGAAAAGCATGCAACTGAAAAGCAAAGGGATTCGCGGATTGCCTCCATTCAAAGAAAAGTCAATGTAGTCCTCGACCGAGTACGTGGTATGATAATGTTTAAAGATAAAATCACTTGGTACTCTGCCCGAGGTACGTTTATTACCAAGATGGACGAGGCCGGTTTCTCAACCTTGACCATCGCTGAATTTGCAGGCAACAGCGTTCAGGCAATCCAAAAGCATTATTTCAAGAACACCAAGCGTGACGAAATACGCAGGACTATCAACAATATTATCTGATAAGATAAGGCATCTTCTCCACCAAGTAAAGGACATCGTATTATTCGGTGTCCTTTACTTTTTTTCTCTAATCGTAGAGAATAAATTGAAAAAACTTATACCTTTGCTTTTGGGAATGGGGAGAAATCCATTTCCAACGTCGTAGTACGTTAACATTTTGGTAGCAGAAAATCTGACAGTTTACTCATAACCCAATAATATGTTTAAGGTTCGTGCCAGAACTATATACTTTTAGTATATGATTCCAATTGGTGTGGGTTTAACTATTATATTGGGTTTGGGCTTTGCCAGAACCTCCTGCTTCGTAATAGAAGAGTCTCGCAACCTTTTCTTTTGGAATGGTTCGATGAATAATCGGACCATGGATAAAACATAAAATGCCCCTCTCAGAACAGTAGTCCGTCTAATGAAACGGCAGAATATCTGTTTGAATTTCCTTGTATTGCAATTAGTGGCTTCCCAGCTTCATCTCAGGTTGGACTTTGAAGAGATCGAATTTGACGACGAAGATTTATATTGTTTCCTTATCTTATTGAAGCATATTTATAGCACTTTGACTCACAAGAATAAGCAGTATATTCTTTGTGATAATTTTGTATTGTGCATCGTAGATTTGAATAACAGATGCCATTGGGCAAGAGTACTGGAAAAACAGCTTGGATTCGGACGGTCGGCAATATGGATATTTCAATTAAAGATGTCCTATGCCGTTAATAAATTATTGATTATTTACCATCAATAAATATATGAAAAAGAAAAATCACCAACTGAGGATTTATTTCCCTCTCTAAATTCCATTCCTGATTCAAATGAAATGATTTACTCCAAAAACAGGAGATTTAATTGCAGGCATCAAAAGGGAAACAGTCTGCCATTAAGTTGGATCTATCCAATATAACGTATATATGTCTTCTTGATAAGAATCACCTGCTGAAGAGATTGTTTTGTGAGTAAAAAGAAAAAAGCAACTTGCCTTAACTAAGTTTAAGTAGGTTACTTCTTATAAATAGTAGTTTTTACAAACTATTTAAATAAAAGCAGTATCAATATATTATTGGTAGTTAAATTTAAGTTTCAAATAAGAAACTTTTGGAGACTGAATAGCTTCTTGTACTTTTATGTCACTCAAGTAATCCGTGCACATTTTGTACTTGATTTTCCCATGATTTTCACATTTTATCGATTCCATATAATAAGTAAGAAACTCCTGTTCTATATTTGGTTTAAAGAAGTGAGCAACATAGACTTTACAGAGGTCTAAATATTTATCACAGATTACTGTTTTAAAAACAATATTTATTCCCATTCTTTCCGTTTTGAGTCGAGCACTAGGATACATAATTCCGTCTAGTTGTGGATTATTTGCAAATACAGTATTTACAAACTTAGCTGTAACTTTGTAAGCTTCTTGTTGTCTAATATTATCCTCTTTATTTTGGTATGAAAAATTTTCCATAATAAACTTTAGATAGTTAATTTCATCTCTGGTTGTATTATATTCTTCAAATCCTTGTTCCCAAAGATTGTTACTATATTCAAATTCCTCGGCAACAGTAGGATATATCTGAAATGTAGGCAAAACTAATACTGTTAAATCCTTTTTAGCTCTCCAGACTGATACTGTCGTTTCTTCAATTCCTGTATCCACCAAATTTCTAACAAAGTCTGAAGTTTCATATAAAATTGTAACAATAGCATCATCTATATCTGTAAGATCGGCAACATAAGATACATAAAACATAGGCTGATTATCAAAATTAGCTCTCATTAACCGGGCTCGTTTAATTGGAGGGTATTTCAACTCATTTCTCTTCCAATATAGTTTTCCTGCAACACTGTTTTCTCTGGCTCTAATAAAATAATGTCCTTTGGGTATAATCTTTAAAACTGAAGGTGTCATTGCAATTTGAAATTAAATTATATAATAAGTGGATATGTTAGAGACTAAGTTTAAAACAAGTGTAATTTCTCTTTTCGTAAAATAGCTCATCTTTAGTTATTGCACTTAAAACAACAATGTATTCAACGGATTTAGAAGAAATACGATGGCAAGTTATCAAGAAAATATTTAATCTGCAAGAAAGAAAGTGAAAATATGATTTGAGTGAAATATGAAATGTAATTTTCCATGTATTGTGTACTGAAAGGTGTATTTAAAATTATTTGTCCCCCCTTGGCTTTGCTCTCTAGGAATTGGATTAACTATTTTCGCAAACGATATTTTTAGGTAAATTCGATCTGCTATTGAGTAAAGTACGAAAAGAAATCTCAGCTAAGATTAGGCGAGCATCTCCAATACAGTGATAAGTTCTTTACTTTATCTGCATTTTGGGGGCGGTTTGAAAACCTAAACGCAACAAATCGGAATTATCACTGTAGTATTCTTAGAGATATTAAGCGTTGTTTGCTCTGTTCTCTTTCTCACAATTAAGCTTCCGAAGTCTCTCAGATACATGTTATCATTTTTTGCCAATAAATTTCTTATTACTTCCATAAAGGCCTCAACGGTTGAAAGCACAAACATTTTATATACTTCTGTACTTTTGTTGATTTGATTTACAATTTCAGTTTTAATCGTAAGAAATTTTTTTAATTTTATCCGAAACGGGCGCGAAAGTATTTTATCTATGATGTTTAACAACAATAGTTTCATGCCTTAAAATTTGACAATAAGTACTATCTTTGTGTTTTATTACTAATATAATGAAAATATGTCACGTTCTCAACAAGTATTAAAAAAAATAGAAATACATAAGCTAAAAGGACTACAAAATGTAGAAATAGATTTGTCTGAAAAACCAATGATAGCAATTTTAGGACCTAATGGCAGTGGGAAATCAACAATTTTACATGCATTGGCTTGTGTTAATAATCCTGTAACATCACCTACGCCAACAGTAAATCATCGCCTTAGCGAATTCTTTACTCCTACAAGTAATTCTTTATGGACAGGAAGTAGTTTTGATATATTACAAGACTTTCGAGATGGACGAAATGTGACGACCGATCACAGGACTCGCTTTAGAAAGCAACGAGAGCGTTGGTCTCCTCGTTACAATACACGAATTGAAAGATATGTTTCGTATATCGGCATAAGAACTTGTGTCCCTAAAATTGAAGTTGAATCTCAGCAGGGAAGAATCAGATTTAATACTACTCCTCTGACTGATGCAATCTCAAATAGGGTTCGTACACTTGCTGGTGAAGTGATGAATAGAAATTATGACTCTTATAATACCCACAGAACACTTGGTAGTAAGCAATATATTGGTGTTACTACGTCTGGAATAGGTTATTCTTCTTTGAGTATGGGGGCTGGCGAACAAAGAATCTTTTATATTTTAGGAGAAATCTTGAAATCGCCCAATTATGGCCTTATCCTGATTGATGAGATTGATTTGTTACTTCATCAGGATGCTTTATTTCGGCTTTTAAGAATAATTAATACAATTGCAGTAGAAAGAAACTTGCAAATTATATTTACTACCCATGCCCAATCAATATTATCATTGGATTTTATTGCTTGTAGGCATATCTATCAAACTCCGACTAAAACACTCTGCTTTAACCAAACGAAACCCGATGCTTTGCAGCGGTTAACTGGGCACCAAATAAGACCATTGGAAATTTTTGTTGAAGATGATCTTGCCCAAGCACTAATAAAGAAAATTTGTTCTGAAGAGGGGCTATCTAAGTATGTATCAATAAGAAAATTCGGGGCTGCTATAAATTGTTTCACATCAGTTTGTGGAGCTATATTAAATAATTTAGACAACATAGATAATATGCTCTTTGTAATAGATGGAGATGAATATAATACTGATGCTCAAAAAAAAGATAAAATAAAAAAGCATTTGACTGGAACAACAGCTGAAAATGAAGTACAAAGAGATATGGCTTTTCAAAAAATAACGCAGTTTGTACTTCCAGAGAGCACCAGACCTGAAAGTTACTATCATAGCCTTATTAGTTCCTTGTCCAATGAACAATTATCTCAAGAGCAATTGGAAATTGTTAATGTAGCAAGACAAATAGCAAATCCTGGTGATACACATAATTTCTTCGATGACATTATAGAAAGAATGGATTGGGAGCGTGAGGTTGGATTGAGTAAACTTGTAGATCTATTATCTTTAACTTCTGATTGGGGAACTATTAATGCGAATATCAAACAATGGCTTTATTCTAAACGAGCAAGTATTGTTGAATAACTTATTTATTCTATTAATAAGAGGCATATTAGATCATGATATGCCTCTTCATATAGTTATCAAGTTTGGCTATTTCTATTTTAATTCAAAGGATGAATTCAATATATAATTATGGTATGGAATATAATATAATCTTACTTTATATTAACCATGAATTTTTATACGGGTCGTAGCTTGTTTGAAAGGTTGCAAGCTGCCAATCGATAACAGGCTTCTTATCCTCTGCCAGCCTTCGGGGAATCTGCGGATTGAGACGTAGTTTCGCCGCATCATTCAGCCACTTCATAGAATCCTCATAGTCACGCAACCGGACAACACTCACGTTGTTTGGGGCAATTAGTTTGGTAAGCTCATATACCGCCAGTCTGAGCATGTGCTTCTTTAGGTTATAATTACGCGGATCATGTAACGACAGATTCTTTTCAACTTCCGGAATATCCGAGTTCACATCAAGTTCTGGATAGAAAACCTTACCTTCATAAACCACATACTCGTGCCCGTTTAGCTCATATTGATTGTAACTGGAATCGTAATCGGCTATCGCTCCCCAGTTCTCGCTCTTTAAGGGTGTGATATTATTGTCGAAGCTATCGAGGCTCATTAAAGTGTAGAGTCCTCCTTCATAACGGACCACATCCCACAGATTGTACTCTACCGGTTCCCAATCGAAATAGTGCGCTTCCAGCCAACCATTTACGAGAGGGATTCTGATGTTATCGAATTTATACCCGTTATCCTGAAGGCACAAATACAGATTATCGTTATACTTCACGATATTCCCTTTGTAGTAGGTTCCGAACTGGGAATAGTTACTTATCGTGTCCATATCCAAGTTCGAGTCCAGATGCTCTTCCCAATATTCAACCGGTGAAGGCGCTTTATAACCGCTGATTGATTGGGTTACTTCATATATTCTATTCTCCAGATAGATATGCGCCCCGACTGGGAAAGTGATGCGCCTGTCATACTCCGCAATATACTTTCCTCGGTTCAATTCCTGCACTACTTCGTAATTCTCGCTTAGATATTCCACAATGCTCATTTCAGCCGCCTCTTCCGCTTGGATGAAGCGTCCGGTATCGTTGCGGGTTATTTGGGAAAGAGCTTCCGGTGTGAGAAGACTCAAGTAATCGGAATCATTAAGAAATCGTCTGTACATATTAATAATTTTAGTAGTTAAATCCTTCTGAAATGGTAGCTGTAGAAAGGATGCTGCCATTATCGTCACCACTCTTGAATTTATACCATGCGTCTCTGAGATAATAGCAAAGCAAATAATCAAGGCAGTCGGATAAGTGGCCGTACTTTTCGTACTTCACTCCGGTTTTAGAGTCCGTTACTTTAGGCTTTCCTTTGCTTCCGTCCTCGTTCTTTAGCTGATAGATTAAGTCCTGTGTAAGTTTCCGGCAACGCAGGTCAATCATTATTTCCCAACCGTTATACCCCTTGAAAACTTCATTCACAAACTCACAGCGTGGTGCCTGTGGTGGTTGCTTCTTCAGGAGTTTGATTTTTGGGCGCAGTATCCCTTTGCCCAGCGTTTCATTAATAATCGTATAGTTATTCACGCCGTCCTCATTGGTGGTTGAACGTTGGAGTCCGGCTGGGTCGCCTGTTATATCCAATCCGCCGATGTGCTTTTGACGGTACATCTTCTTTCTGATTTTCCGGGCAAGTGATGGCGTATTGTTTTCCTTATCCTCTGCCTTTCCCAGTATCTCTTCGATAATATATACCTTCTTCTTGTCATAGTCAATCTGAACCAACAGGGTAGACATATAAGGCGCAACATTGAAGTCCCACACAACGATCAACGGCTTAGTTGGGTCATATACCTTTTCTTTCAGTCCGGTAATCAAATGCCTGGTTCCATCGAACTGATTGTAGAGTGCCATGTCGTTTGCCTCTAC